GGAAAGATTCAACCAGATTTATTGGCTCAAATTGTTGAGGAATACGGTGAATTGTATGAGGCCTATACGGTTGTCGATGTTACTGGTGGTATGGGTGTGTCAACCGTTCTTAAATTACTTGAATTTAATTATAAGAGATTGCACTACGATGATGCCTCTGGTAAAATTTTATCTGCTAGACAAAGAGAATTAAATAATCATTTAAAGAAAGATAAAATACCAGGATTTCACGCGACAAACGTGCGTGTGCCAATGATATCAAATTTGGAATATAAAATTAGAACCAACGCTATTAAAATACGTTCTAGTCGTTTAACTTCTGAGATGAAAACATTTATTTATAAGAATGGTAGACCTGACCACATGGAAGGTTACCATGATGACTTACTTATGTCATTGGCAATGTGTCTTTGGGTTATGGAACATTCATTTAAAAAACTTGAAAGACTTGAAAAACAAAATAAAGCAATCTTAAATAGTTGGTTAAACGGTGCTACCACATCTGTAGCACCTACAATAAGAGAAAAAGACCCTAATACTGGTGTTGTTACTCAAAAACCAAATCCTAATCATAACGCGTATAAAAATATTCAAGACCCTAGAGGACAATATTCATGGTTATTTTCTAAGCCAGCAAATATGAGATAACTATTTAATTTTAAACAAGATTTACTATATTAAAAATAAAAATTATGGCAAAAGAAAATTTGACAATATTTCAAAGGTTAAACAGAGTTGTTAACCCTAATTACAATCCACCACAAAAACAAACAACCCAAAGATTCAATTTAGGTAGTGGAGAATTGCTTAAGACTACTGACAAAGCTGAATACGAAACAGCTAAGTTACAAGCACAACAAAACAAGTATTTACAAAGCACTTGGAAAAGAGTTGAAAATGGATTGTTTCAACAATCGATAAATTATGAAACTACACGTGTTGGTTCCTATGCTGACTTTGAAGCTATGGAATTCTACCCAACTATTGCAGCTGCTTTAGATATCTTTATGGAAGAATCAACAACTCTTAATGATAAGGGTCGTATGCTTAACATCTATTCAGATTCTAAACGTGTTAAAGGTATCCTAGAAGATTTATTTTACAATAGATTAGACTTCCATACTTCTGGCCCAATGTGGGTTAGAAATACTTGTAAGTATGGTGATAACTTCGTGTTCCTTAATATTGATGAAACCAATGGTATTATTGGTGCTAAGCAAATGCCTAACTACGAAATGGAACGTAGAGAGTCTGATTTATTCAATATGATTTCTGGTCGTGATACCACTGGAAGTGATAAAACTAATAACCACGATAAAGTTAAATTCTATTGGAGAGGACGTGATATCGAATTTAATTCATGGCAAATAGCTCATTTCCGTTTACTTGGTGATGACAGACGTTTACCTTACGGTACTTCTGTTTTAGAAAAGGCTAGACGTATCTGGAAACAATTAATCTTATCTGAGGACTCAATGCTTGTTTATCGTGTAACTAGAGCCCCAGAAAGACGTGTATATAAGATTTATGTTGGTAACATCGATGATGCCGATGTAGAAGCATATGTAAATGAGATTGCAAACAGATTTAAGCGTATGCCAATCACCGACCCACAAACAGGTCAAATTGATTTACGTTTTAATCAATTATCAAATGACCAAGATTTCTTCGTACCTGTACGTAGAGAAGATGCACCAAATCCAATTGATACCTTACCAGGTGCTCAAAACTTGGACCAAATTGCCGATATCGAGTACTTACAAAGAAACTTATTCACCGCTTTACGTGTGACTAAACCATTCTTAGGGTTTGAAGAAACAACTGGTGAAGGTAAGAACTTAGCGTTACAAGATATTCGTTTTGCTAGAACTATCAACCGTATTCAACAATCTATACTTCAAGAACTTAACAAGATTGCTATTATTCACTTATACATCTTAGGTTTCGAAGAGGATTTAGACAACTTTACAATTACAATGAATAACCCTTCAACTCAAGCTGAAATGCTTAAGGTTGAACACTTACAAGCTAAGGTTACATTACTTAAAGATGCTACATCTGACATTGGTAATGGATTTGGTGCCATGTCATGGACTCGTGCTCATAGAGAAATCATGGGTTGGTCTGATGATGAAATTAAACAAGACTTACTTGAACAACGTATGGAAAAAGCGGCAGCTGCTGAATTGGCGAATACTGCAAACGGTATTAAACATACTGGTATGTTTGATGTGGTTGACCGTATCTATGGTGACTTTAAGGCCGCATTGAATGGTGGTGCACCTGAAGGTGGTGGTGCTGAAGGAGATGGTGAAGACGGTGCTGAAGGTGGCGGTGGAGGCGGTGGCCTTGGCGGTTCATTCGGTGGCGGTGGAGTAGGTGGTGAAGACCTAGACTTTGGTGATGAAGCTGCTGATACTGAAGGTGGTGCCGAAGCTGAGGCTGGTGGTGAAGAAGCTGGAGCTGAGGAGGCTGGAGCTGAAGCATCTAAACAAGAGGCTGGAGCTGAAACTGAGGTAGCTGAAACACTTAAAAAAGTAGATAAATTACTTAAGGAACAAAAAGAAACTATCGGTAAAAAACTAGATGCTAGAACTAAAAAATACAAGGGCCGTTTTGTTGATGTATTGATGGAATCTATAAAAAGCGAGAAAAAAGAAGAGGATGACAAGATTCGTGTTTATGACAAGAACGTTAAGATAAATAAAGAAATTGACGGGATGATAAATGATATTAACGAAATGTTGGACGAATAATGCTTTTTTGAGGGAAATAACGATATTTATTAACAAAACAGTCACATATGAAAGTTAACAAGATAGATATTACACCAGCGGCTAAAAATTTCGGTAAAATCAATGCGATTTATAACGAAGTTTTAACTGAAGGTTTTATCACCAAAAATCAAAAATCGATTGATTTATTCAAATCATACGTTAGGTCAATTAAGGAAAACGAAATCCTTAAAACACAATTTTTAGTATTCAACAATATTGAAACTAAGATTGAAGAAAACGAATTCAAGATTAAAGAATTCGTTGAAGCCAATATTGATTTGATGAATAAGTTTTCAAAGAAAGATATTCTTGAAGCTAACAGTAAATTAATTGAATCAGTTTTATTTGAACAAGAACTTGATAATCCACTAGAGAAATTACACGAAGCTATTAGCACATTAATCTTCACAGAAAAGTCACCATCAAATGTTGATGCAATTGTGGAAGCTAAGACTTTTGTAATCGATTATATCAAGAACAACAAACCAAAAGAAGTTACTGAAGCTATTGAACTTCCATTAGAAATTTTAACTAATGTTATGGTTGATAAATACAACGAAAGATACTCTAACCTTGATGAATCTGAGAAAGCTGTATTAAAGGTTTTAATTGAATCAAACGATGAACAAAAGAAAGAAGTTTATTCTAACATTTTAAAAGAATGCCTTGAATTAGTTAACGAAACACTTACTAAGTATAGTGGTTCTGACTTAGACGAAAACGAATTAAAGACCAAGGATAAGTTATTAAGAGTAAAAGAAAAATTACTTAATGATAAGGTAGAAATAAACGAGACTTTTAACGTAGAAATTTCTAAGTTAGTCGAATTAAGAAGTCTATTAAAACAATAACATAAACTTCAAAAATATTTATTATGGCAAAAGTTACAAACAAAAATCTTGAAAGATTAAAAGAGCTTAGCGATGAAATCTGTATATCACCTAACGAATACAAAATAGTTGTTAAGAAATTAAAATCAATTGTTGAAGATGGTAAGAAGGATATCGAAACAACAACTTCAACACAAAATAAGATTAAGTGTTATGAAACAATGTGTGCGTCAATAACAACATTATTAGCAAGTATTAATATATAAAATGGCTAACGAAAAAGATACATGGGGTGAATACAGTAAGCTTGTACTAAACGAGCTTCAACGTCTTAATGAGAACACTGAGCACATGCGTACAGACATGGATAAGCGTTTTAATGAGATGAATCAAAAACTTACTGAAATAAAGAATATTGAGGGTAAGGTTATTTTTCATGGGTCTTGGATTGACAAGGTTAATGATGTTTGGTCACCTACTCAAATGAAAGAGGCTAAGGATGAAATCTACAAGCAAAAGAACCGTATGACGGCTATATTTGCTGTTTTAACCTTCTTACAAATACTAATTACTATCGGAATTGCCATCTGGGGAAAGCTTAAATAAGGGCTTGACACTTTCAAAAATTTTCACTATACTTGTATAAAATGTACCAGGTATATGAAAACAGGAAAAGAGTTAAAAATCAATAGTTTCAAGGATTATAACGTAGTTTTTGGGAGCGTGAATAATAAACACCCCAAAGCAGTTTATATTAATTTATCATCATGGGTTGAACCTAAAGATGCTGATGAAATTAATTACAATAGGGTTATTAGAGACCTAAATAAAAAGATAAAACAAACCATTTATAATCACTTCGAAAATATCCCAGATAATGATATCATTCAAGAAAGGACTATTGTTGACCTTGATATTAGAGAGTCTGGAATACGTTATGGTAAGCGTAGTTTCATGAGTTGTGAGATAACATTATTCTTAAATACAGAGATACCAGTAAATTCAGAAATAATGAAGCCAATGTTAACAGAAATCGTAGATTTATTGATAGATGAAGTGTTTAAAACCAATAGAAGTTTTACGTTTAATAAAAAAAAGAATTAATACTTAAGGCTCTAATCCAATAGATTAGAGCTTTTTCATTTGTGGTATATATTTATATCTATAAGCTAGCATATAGATATGAAAAATAACACAATCAAATTATTAAAACGTGGAGAAAGTGGCTTCGGTTACTTAATCGAGCAAGATGCTGGTTATATCTCCCCAGATGAGCCTAGAAATCAAGCATTCATTAATGAAATCAAAAAGCTTGAAGCAGGTAAAATTGTTATTGCTGAACCATTAGTTGTATACGTAGTATTACAAAAATTCGGTATCCTAAACCGTAATGGTCGTATCTATCCAGAATCAGTACTTAAGAGACAAGTAGAATTATATCAAGATGCAATTAGAGAACGCAGAGCAGTTGGTGAATTAGACCACCCTGAGTCATCTATTATTGCTGGTGATAGAATATCACATAATATCATTGAAACATGGTGGGAAGGTCATACCTTAATGGGTAAGATGGAAATCCTAATGACACCAGGTTTCATCAACTATGGTATTGTATCAACTAAGGGTGATGAAGTAGCAAACTTATTACGTAATCGTATTAAGATTGGTGTATCATCTAGAGGTGTTGGTAGTCTTGTTGAAGGACGTAATGGTGAACAAATTGTTCAAGATGATTTTGAGATTATTTGTTGGGATGTTGTAACAGCTCCAAGTACACCAGGTTCGTGGATGGGTGCGTCACGTGAGGCTTTGAAGCCATACGTTGAAAGCATTGAGGCTAAAAAGCCTGTAATTAAAGAGAACTTAAATGATAATTTAGATAAATTTTTATTGGGATAATAAAAATTTTTAATATTTTTTTGTATTAAAATAGGCTTTTCCCCAAAATAGATATATTTATTTACAAAGGGACAAAAATCTCAACATTTTTTATCTAAAAAGAATAAAAAAATAAAAACAGAAATGGCAGAAAAAAAATCAATACTTGAAGAAGCTCTTTTAGATATCAACAATATCGAGAAAGCTCTTAAGGCCAACACAAAAGAAATACTTCGTTCTGTAATGAAAGAAGAAATTAACGGTGTGGTGAAAGAATCTCTAACCAATGAGGTTTATGAAGAAGAGGATTTAGATTCTCCAGAAGGTGAAACTGAATTAGGTGCTGATGCTGATGCAGCAGTTGCTGGTTTAGACGCTGTAGGGGGTGCTGAAGACTCAGTTGAAGATGTACCAAGTGACATTACTAGCCCAGAAGGAGTTCCAGCTATGGAACCAGAAATCGGAATGGACGCAGATGCGTTAGGTGGCGAAATGGACATGACAGCTGCATCGGATGATGACGTAATCGCAATTTACAAGAAATTGTCAGGCGAAGACGAAATCGAAATCGTAGGTGATGAAATTCACTTAAATGTCTCTGAACCAGGAGAATACGTAATCAAAGCAAACGATACACCATTAGGTGGTGAAGTTGCAGGTGGTGAAGAAGCAGCTCCAGCTGATTTAGAACCAGTTGATGATGTAGACTATGAAATCGAGATTGGCGATGAAACAGAAGGTGGTGAGGAAGAAGCCCCAGCTGATTTAGAACCAGTTGAAGATGAAGGTGGAGAAGAAGAAAGTGAAGAATCTGAAGAAGAGGAAACCGAAGAAGAAATCGATGAAACAATTGCTAACGTGAATGGTAGAGCTGGTAGACAAGGTGCTAGACGCTCAGGTGCTTCTCACTTAGGATTTGATAAATCAGAGATGAACGGTGAAAAACTTGAAGAATCAGCTGAACTTGCAAAAGCTAAGAAATTAGTTTCTGAATCTGCAAATAAATACAACAAATTATTGGCTGAACACAATGCTCTTAAATCACAAAATGAAGAATTCAAAAGTGCTTTAAAGAAATTTAGAGGTCAATTACTTGAAACAGTAGTGTTTAACTCAAACCTTAGCTACGTAACAAGATTGTTCATGGAACATTCTACTACTAAGGCAGAAAAGGCAAACATTATTAAGAGATTTGATACTGAAGTATCTTCAATCAAAGAATCAAAAAAACTTTACAACACAATTTCAAACGAATTGGAAAACAGAAAACCAATCAATGAAGCTGTTGAAAATAAGATAATAAAAGAGGCAACATCTAGCGTGTCAAAACAATTAAACGAAAGCACAGCATATGTTGACCCATCTACTAAGAGAATCATCGAATTGATTAACAGAGTAGAGAAAAAATAATAATAACCCTAAGAAAAAAATAAACAATAAACTATGTCACATTTATTAACATCTGGACAAGTGGGTAACATCGGATTAAACCACATGAAGGCTATCCGTAAAGAAACCCAAGCAAAATGGGAAGCAATCGGTTTCCTTGAAGGTCTTCGTGGCCACGTAAAAGAAAACATCGCTCAATTATATGAGAACCAAGCTTCTTCATTATTAACTGAGTCTACAACAGCGACTAACTCAGGTTCTTTCGAAACTGTAGTTTTCCCTATCGTTCGTAGAGTTTTCTCTAAATTATTAGCTAACGACATCGTGTCTGTACAAGCTATGAACATGCCAATCGGTAAGTTATTCTACTTCGTACCTCAAACTTCTGAGCGTGTAGATGCTGCTGGTTTACCAGGTAACCCTTACGGTAACGGTGGTGCATGGACTCCTCAATACTCAGCTCACACTGGTATGAACGGTATGAACAATGGTACAGTAACTGGTGTTGCATTACCTTCTTGTGTTGATGCTTCAGGTTGTGCGATTACATCTTTCCAAGGTAAAAACTTGTATGATGCATTCTACAACGATGGATTATTCGATAACTCTAAAGGTACTTTAACTATCGTAACTGGTGCTTACGCTCCATTATCTTTAGATACTAACGGTAACTACTCAGTTATTCCAAATGCTACTGCGTTACAAACAGCTGCTGATGGTTCTGTAAGAAACGTTATCATCGGTATTTCAGGTTTCTCTCCTAACGCTACAAACAAAGCGGTTATGACTGGTGCAAACGGTAACCAAATGGATACTGAATCATTCTTAGCTTCTTTACACGTTTTAGCTGTTGCTAATATCACTGACCGTGATGGTAACGTTATCATCGCTGCTGGTAAAGAGATTCCATTCCGTTTAGTAACTCAAAAATACGGTAAAGGTATTGTTGACTATACTAACTTAACTGATGCAACTGGTACTTGCTACCTTGACTTAGATTTAACTCACCCAGTAGGAACTACTGCTACAGGTGCTGCTGCCGCTGGTACAGCAACTTATGACGGATACGTTGGTGCTTTATCTTCTTTCACAGTTAACGCATCTACATCTACAGCTGCAACATTTACAGTTGCTTGGGCTGAATACGCTTCTCTTGAATTAGAGACTGAAATGGGTGAAGTATCATTCAAATTAGATGAAGTAGTTGTTTCTGTTGAAGAAAGAAAATTACGTGCTACTTGGTCACCAGAATTAGCTCAAGACGTTAGTGCATTCCACAACATCGATGCTGAAGCTGAATTAACAGCAATGTTATCAGAACAAGTTGCGGCTGAAATTGACCGTGAAATCTTAAGAGATTTACGTAAAGCTGCTGCATGGCAATTACGTTGGGACTACAACGGTTGGAGAAAAGCTTCTACAGCTGCTAGCCCATACACACAAAAAGAATGGAACCAAACTCTTATCACTAGAGTTAACCAAACTTCTGCTCAAATCCACAAATCTACGTTAAGAGGTGGTGCTAACTTCATCGTTGTATCTTCTGAATTATCAGCGATTTTCGATGACTTAGAATACTTCCACGTATCTGATGCGAACCCTGAGCAAGACCAATACAACATGGGTATCGAAAGAATCGGTACATTAAGCGGACGTTACCAAGTGTACCGTGACCCTTATGCACCAGCTTACTCAATGATTATCGGTCACAAAGGTAAGTCATTACTTGATACAGGTTATATCTACGCTCCGTATGTGCCATTACAATTGACACCTACAATGTATAACCCATTCAACTTCGCTCCAGTGAA